GTTTAAGCTGTTGCCATCAAGATGGATTATTCGCTGACCTTTATCCGGTTTACCTAATAGATAATGAGAGAGCTGCATCCACCCTATTGTTCCGTCACCAACCTTTATCCAATTCTCTTTAACAACCTTTCCGTTGCGCTGCTTATGGTTCCTAATAGAGATCGTTCCTACCGGTACATTCGTGCGCTCACCATTATCCTGGTCTGCCTCATACTGTCTCTGAGCCGAAACTCTAAGGCCCAATTCCTTGATGTGAGATTTAAAACCTTCAAAGCCTTTCATCAGGCCAAATGTTTCACCAAACTGAATGTACGCTTCAGAGGCTCCAAGAGCAGGGTAGTTTTCTCTGAGCCAATCATCCTGCTCCGGTGTATATCTTCTGTTGAGGCCGAGCTTGCGTGTCCTTTGAACAAAAGCCTTTAATGTATGTTTCTCTTCAGGATGTGCAGCCATGTAGTCCGGATACATCTCTGACCAATATCTGTACTCAGCTTTGTGAATCAAGATCCACTCATTGTCATATCCACAGGCCATACTAATGCCCCAGCAATCTGTCGATTCTCGACTCTTTGAGTGCTTTGTTCTGAGCGAGAAGTTTGTCACCCCTGAGAACAAGATCAGCACCATTAAGGAATTGTTTAGCCATTCCGAGTACAAGATAGCTCTGTTCGTTATCTTCTTGCCTCTGTTCATCTGTACGATCTTCGTTAAGAGCGAGTCTTATCCTTGCACCGAGGATCTGCTCGATTTCCATTACTGTCATATCTTCTTTCTTTTCCATTTTACGCTCCTTTATTTCTTAAGTTTCTTGGTTCTGAATACTCTGTACTTACTGATCTCGACCAACTCTTCATAGATGTCAGGATATTTATCCTTGAGCTTCTTAGGCGGAATGTACGGTTTGCTCTGTTCCTTCCATGAGATCCCATATGTAAGACCGATCCCTACCTCGTTGTTGCCGAGTCTCGCACAAGCTGTTGCCTGTGCCTTCTGCTTCTTCTCCTTGTACTCTTTTTCAAGTTCTCCATATGCCTTGTAATCAGCCACAAGAGCATCAAGGCCAGGTACTGTGATTTCGGTTCCAGGCATTTCCTTCGGATACATCTCTTTGAGAGTATCCATAGAAGCCTCGCTCCCATCCGGAGCAGGAGCTATGCCCTTCTGCACATAGTCTTCCCAAAAGCGTATTTCCGCCTCTCTGAGCTGTTTTATGAAGTCATCGTCACGATCTATCTTGTGCCAATAGAATCCTCTCTGAAGGACAAGGATTCCGATGTAGATGTAATCCCATCCACGCACCATGCAATAGTGCTGGCATTGGCAAAAGTAATGGGCCGGTATTTCTCCAGCTTCGATGTTATATCCGTTAAAACTTCCCATGGTTTTGGCTTCAAAGCCAGCATTCTCTCCGACAACTCTTCTATCCACATTTGCTGAAATGAAATCGTATTCATCATCAAGGTAGAAAAAATTGTCATTAACCAGTTTCTTGCCAGTCACTTCCATAAAGCGATTCGCTACATATTGCTCAAGATCCCTGCCAAGACGCATAGCTTCGTTGTCTTCGACATCCTTGACAAGTCCTTTCTTGTTAGCGTAAAGTGATATCAGACTTGAATACTGGTTCATCCCTACACAAGTTCCAGCATCCGAGCCTCCGAGAGATTTTCTTCTGAGGTCTAACCATTCCTCATGGAAAATCTCTTTTGTATTAATCAGTTTCCTTGCCATTCTATTTCTCCTGCTTATAAACAAACTTCCATCCTGTTCGTGTGCCTTTTAGGTGATGTTTAGCAATTTCAGATATAGTGCCTTGCGATATTCCGAGTTGCCTTGCAGCTTCTCTTGCAGAAGCAAATTCCACCTCTTCTCCTGTCTCTAAATTGATGCCAATCAACGGAATGGATCTACGCTTAGTGTCTTCATCGTGCAATCCTGTGCGATGAGAATGAGCACAGTTTTCTTCTTGTGTTGCCCATTCAAGGTTCTGCACTCTGTTATCGGTTTTGTTTCCGTTAATGTGGTTTACTTGTTTCTTGTGCTCCGGATTAGGAATAAATGCTTTAGCCACAAGTCTGTGAACACCTACCTGAGACAGCTTGCCGTTCTTGGAAAGGTTTGCATAAACATAACCGCAGCCTCTTGTCTTTAGGTTCTGAATTCTTTTGTCTGTTGCACCACGCCTGCCACCGACTGTTCTCACTTGCCCTTCATCGCTGACTTGGTACAAGCCTTCATAGCCTGGAACATCTCGCCATTCAGCCATGCCTACTCCTTTCTAACTTGCTGCTACAGCTATCACCATGCCTACCGCTATCGCTGTGAATGCCAGCTCGATAGCTATCCATCCGAGTACATTCATTACCTTTTTCATGTCTATACTCCTTCCCTTGCGTACTCCAGGTACTCTTCCTGCTCTGCCATCCTTTTGATTTCAGACTCTCTTGTGCCTCTGAGATCCTCGTTCATTTCCTGCAGCTTCTGCCTTGCCCTTCTGATTGACTCGAAGGACGGAAGATCCTGTCTTCTCATAACCTCTCCGAACGGTGTGTCGTAATCGACACCGTAGTACATGCTGTAGACCATGCGTATAAGTGACTTGTCGTTACTCCTTGTCAGAGGAAAATGCTGAAGCATGTACTCTACCTTTGGTGTGACTTCCCTTACTCTGCTCATGACTACCTCTTTCCCATCATCTGCTCGATCAATACTTCCTTGAGCTTTGCAAGCTCTCCGGCCTTCTCTGCGACTTCCTGCTTGAGTTCTCCGATAACTCTGTCCTTCATGTCCAGCTTATGCCTCAAAACATTCAGCTCGTGGGATAAGTTCATGTTCTCAGCTTCAAGTCTCTTGATACGCTCCTTGTAATACTCATCGAGATTCTCTTTGGTGATGTTCTCATCCGTCTTAAAGTGTCTGCCCATTTTTTCTCCTTTCTCTTGTTACGGATCTTCATCGTCATCTTCGAATTCGCTCCAATAGTCATCCCTGACCATCAGATTCTCAAAGTTCATAACCTCGTAATGCGTCATGATACTTCTCCTTTCTTCACGTTGAGTGCAGACCATTCTCGAATCCTTGCCACGATGTCATTCTGTTCTCTGACAGCCAGCTCATACTTGAGCATCACAGATATCTCACTCTGCTTTATGCCGAGAATTTGACTGAGCTTTTCCTGGTTGATACCGGCCTGCATCATCGCGATTCTGATGCGTTTATTTTTCACTCTGTTCTCTCCTTTCTCCCCTTGCTTCATATAAGAGGTCACATGCTTTGTCTGAAATAAACACTCGATCACCTGTCTTGGTGCAAGTCCCCCATTTCTTCCTGGCATCAATGTTGCCAAACCTGTTCAGATCTCTGTGGATGAACGGACACTCAACGCAGTGTGCGCTGTCTCCTGCGAGATCATGCATCTCCGTAAGAGTCTCAGCTTCTTGGTAGGTCACCTTGTAATGGACCCAAAAGGTACAGCCTTCTCTCTCATATGTAGGATTCATAGGAGCGAGTCTTTCCATAGCCTCATTGAAAAGAGCTGCAGCCTCTTGCGGAGTATCGCCTGTGATGGCTTCCATTCTGTGTGTTGTTATAGTTCTCATAGCTTCTGTCTCCATAAAAAATAGCTCACCTTATTGGTGAGCTAATTGTAGGTTTTTCCTACCCTTTTCCTTTAACTATGTTGAGAATTATGATTTTAGGAATAGTTGCTCACCACCTTTATTATACTCATCCATTGCCACATTGCAATAGATTTATTCAAATTATTATCAAATATTTATCAGATATGATAGAATAATTTTTGAAAGGAGTGAACAGCCATGTATGTCAATGAAATGGTAGCCAAAGTCATAGGCAAGATCTTTTGGATTCTTCCTATTCTCATTGCTTTTTATATTAGCACAAGTGGAAATTCTATTAAAGACAAATACAAATACAGATTCGAAGGAATGATGATAGCGTTCTTCATTACAGCTTTGACTCTTACTGTCTTTTTCAACATTGATTAAAAAAGAAGAAGCCACAGGTCTTTCAACTCCTGTGACTTCTTCCCTGAGTTTTTTTCAATTGGAAGCGCATATGAGAAAAATCAGATTATGGAAACTATCCCCTGGATGCACTTATAGTATAGCGCATCCTTTTTCATATGTCGCATACAGCTTTTTAGCTGAACAGATACTCATACGGATCAACGTAGCTATCGTTCTTTATGACTCCGAAGTGCAGGTGCGGACCTGTCGAGTTTCCGGTTGAACCGACATTACCAATCGTCTGACCCTGCCCTACTACATCGCCTTCCTTAACACCCCACCATGAGAGATGGGAGTATTGAGTAATAGTTCCGTCATCGTGCTGGATCTTGACAGTCTTTCCTGCACCGCCATACCATCCTGCAAACACTACCGTACCGCCATCAGCTGCACCGACAGGATCTCCCATGCTACCATCAAGGTCAATGCCCTGATGATTGGTAGAACCAACACCGCCTGGTGAGGATCTGTGACCGAAGTACGAATTGATCTCGCTCTCAGACGCTACTCTTCCGGATACAGGCCATATGTACTTGCCGGTACTCTTGAGCCTCTCAGAATACTTACCGCCACTTTCCTTGTACTTGACAAGATCGACACGCTTTCTGTTCTTCCACAGCTTTTCATAGTCTGCTTCTGAAAGGCCGGCACGAACAAGTGGTATCAGCTCTTCAACCATAGCGTCCTCATCGTTTAAGAGGAATGCGACCTTCAATTCTTTGGCTGTCTGTGACTTGTAGACCTTCTCTGACAGCTCTGATTCTGTCATACCATGTGACAGCAGGAATTCCTTCATGCGCTGCTGATTCTCGATCTCGACATCGCTCGGATCATAAGTGATGGTCTTGAGATAGTTCTTCTTGTAATGGTAGAGTTTCTTCTCATCTATGAAGCTCTGACTACCACCGCATTCAAGGAAGAGATCCTCTATCTCTTTCGCCTTTGCGAAGTCACCATCTTCAAGTGCTTTGCTGTAGCCTTCAAGTGCCTGCTTATCCCACAGATGTTTGTCATAATCTTCGCCTGAGTATTTCTCAAGGCCCTTCGTGATCTGCTGTATCTCTTCCTCTCTTTTAGCCTTCTCAGCAGCAGCCTCTGCAGCAGCTATCTCCGACTTGGTCAGATTGATTCCAAAGTGATTCAGGAATGTATCAGCAAGAGATCCGTCCTCTACATGGAACGGAGCATTATCGTAAGTCCACAGCCTTGTCTCGACAGGTTTGTCTGTCGATGCGTTGCTGCTCACTCCTGTCGTGGATGTCTCACCCTTGTTGATATCCTTCACTGTATCCGACTTGGCATCCTTTCCTATCCGATCGAGCCAATCGATTGAGGCCTGGAAAGGTTCAGGAATATCGAAGCCGAGCATCTTAAAGAGAGTCTTACCATCGTTCATGATGGTTTTCAAAGGCAAGCCTGACAGATAACCGATTCCTGCGAGTGCATTCTCATACCATGTGAGCTTGCTGTGTACATCTTCGCCTTTCATCTGCCTAAATGCATCGGCAAGATGCTTCATACCCTGCAGTCCAAGATTCTTCTGATCCCATCCCTGGAAGAGAGATACTATATCTTTTACATAATAGATATTTCCCAGGATGTTTGCATTGTCCCCAAAGTTCTCCATAGTGTTAGTCACCCATGCCTGATAGAAACCCTGCATCTTGGACAGAATATCTTTGTCTTTGTCATCGTCATCTTCAGGCAGGCCTTTGCCTCTGACTACATCCCATATAGCAGCCATCGCAGCTGTAGCGAATGCCGATAAAGCAAAGGTCTGTAGCGTGTGTGACATGATGTAAGCAGCTTCTCTCTTGTTGCCTTCGCTCAGTTTCTCTCTCGCTCTGAGGATACCATCACGAACCATATTGAAAGTTAGCGTTGGCTCTGCCATGAAGGAAGTAAGAACCTTGTGATAGAATTGCTTACTTCTCATCAAGTGTGATCTGTGGAATGGTGAATCAACAACCTGAGTAAGATCGACTACCTCGTCCATCCTCTCGCTGACGATTTCCCAAAACTCATCAGATCCTTCCTCGACTTCCGGATGAAGGTCCTTTGTCTCGTTCTTGCACATCGACCATATCACTGCCCATGTACGATTATCCAGCTTTCCATAGATATCTGACATCCAATCTTCGACCACGCTGCCTTCATTCATCATGAGATCCTCGATACTCTTACCCATGTTGATATCGTAATATCCCCATGACTTCCACAAAGCGATAGGCGAATGCTCGAACATCTCCTGCATGGTCTTCTTTCCTGCTCTCACGCCCTTCAGATACTTCGGCTTGATAACATAGAACGCTCTTGCCAATGCTGTAGGCTGCTGGAGAGCGACTCTACCATTGGCGAATACGGATGCCTTCTTAGCGTTACCGAGTGATTCATTGAGCATTGCGTCAATGCCGGACTCTCTTTCCTTACTTACATTACCGTTAAGGTCCTTCATAAATGAGCTTATGAATGTTGTAGCCTTGCGAGAATAAGCATGAGCTATGGCCTGCTCTACAGTATAATGCGATCCGTCATCATGGTACTCCTTGTAGTTGTAAACCTTCATGAAGTCATTCATGGTTTCGGAATATGCATTGTACAGATTCATATTATTGCAATGCTCCGCCACTACATCGAAGATGTCATTGATAGCTATGGAGTTGTTAGCATTAGGCATCACAGCTTTTGTAAAGCCGAAGTTCCTTATCATCTGAGCAAACTGTTCCTCAGTGAAGTCCTTTTCCATCGCTGCCTTATCTGACTTGATTGGGAAGTAATTAGGATCTTCAAACAGCTTGATGCCTATTACATTCATTGAAGCCTCGTTACCCCAATCAGCCATTTTGGTAGCCATCAGATTCTGCAGCTTATCCGCTACCGACTTCTGCTCCGGAGTCAACCTCGATACGATGGTCTTGATGTTCGCATCTGTCAATTTTACAGGAAGTGAATAGTTCGCATTCTTTTTAATGTCAGACACCATTCTTGCCTGGAATGATACCGGCATTACTACGATACCGCCCTGCTGCATATGCTGAAGAGCCTGCTGTCTTTTTGCAAGACAGTATATCGACATCATCTGCGCAGGAGTCAGCTCGACCTTCTGAGGATTCTCAGGAGTACCGAATTCAAACTCGATGGCACTATTCGCCCTTCTCCATTTCTCTATCTGATTGGCTCCGTACTTTCCAAGAATCTTGCCCTTGTTATGGTATTCTCCGATGATCTCATCCATCCACTTATTGAGCTGTTTCTGATTGTTGACATACCTGCCGAACGATCTTCTAAGCTCTTTGTACATAAGACCGATTCCTTCGTTATTAGGATCTATCATTCGGAACATGTACGCAGGAGTGACTTCGTCCAGGTTGAGGAGCTTATCAAGTCCGCCCAAAACATTCTGATAATCCTTACCCTTGCCGAATTTATCAGCATGGTCAAGACACCAGCCTATCTGCGTAGTTCCTATGTCTGCAGCCTGCTGACGCTTTGCTCCCACTCTTACACTTTCATATGTATTGAATTCGTGTATGAGTGCTTTAAGAAGCTGGTCGATATCCTTGAGTGCCTCTGCAGGAAGTTCATCAATAGTTTTGCCTTCAATGGAATTTGCCGGTCTTATTTCACCATAGGCATCCTTACCAAGAAGTCTGTCGATGATATCCGTAATGCTGTCATTCACATGGAACAGCTGATCCCTTGCTCCGATGTTGGTCAGCACAGTCTTGATAGCATCCATCTTGATGGTCTTCTGTGATCTTCTTCCGGTCCTTGCCTCGAATTTCTTCGAGCCTACGGTCTGAAGATCGAATGCAGAAAGAAGCTGTGCGAGATCCTTCTTATACATTTCAGGAATATGCTTATCCTTTGTATTGGTCAGGAGTCTCTCGGTCAGTTTGTCGTAGCTCTTTGTGATGCTGTCGAAGTATTTGCTGTGGTACTTGGATTCCTTCTGCTGTGCTTTGTACTCTCTGAACCTTCTGTTAGCCTCGGCAATACCCTTGTCACGCATCTCTCTCATACGGAGAAGAGCTTCGGCATGGCGGACTTTCAGAGCTTTGGTCTTGGCATCGTACTTCTCTTTGTATCTGTCAGCAATGGATGTCACTCTGTCACCATTTTCCATGATGGTGTACAGATCATCTGCGATGCTGAATGCGAGATCTGCAGCTGCTTCGGAAGAATAGGCTTCCATCACAGGCTGTACATTAAGGTCGAGAACATAATCGAGCTGCTGCATCATGCCTGGAACATCGTGTTTATAGCCGTTCTTTTCCATCTCAGCATCGCTGAAATACTCAGGCCACTGTCTGACAAGTTCGTCATATGTACCATCATCGATGCTGTTCTTGTTGCCCTTGATGAGTTTCAGCCTGCCAAAGTTCTTCTTCCTGTAGGCATTCCAATCGATGTCTTCCCAATAGTCATCGGTAAACTCAATCTTTGTGTCACGCAGATACCTTCTCAGCTCCTTGTAGTTCTTGTACTCCGTATCATCGGCCACAAATTCAAGATCGCCTATCATCCTCTGCGCTGACTGATAGAGTATAGCAGACGCTATATCCTGTCTGCCCTGCTTCATGAACATGTACGCAGTACGCATATCGAACAGAGTTTTGTTGACCGTGTCGATTCTGTACTGTGCATCAGCAGAAGAATTAGCCATTGTTGCTTTGACAAGCTCTCTCACATTGCCCTTGACAGAATCAACATTGAGGACTACGCCACCGGACAGCCATCTGTCATCCCACTTGGCATTGAGATTGGAATAGAAATCTTCCTTAGACTTTGCCATCCGCCTTCTGCCTTCTTCCATGTACTCATCGTCATAGACCATGCTTGTCTCTTCCGTGAGCGATCTGTAGAAAGCATCCATCTTTTCTGCTTCAGCCTCGTATCTTGAAAGGACACTTGTAACCTTCTGAGCTTTTCCGGTCTTCCTCGCTTTCTTGTCAGCTTTGCCGTATCTCTCCATCATACCCATGAAGTATGCAGTGTTGAGATGCTCGTCTGACAGATTCATGAATTCGGCCTGTGCAGCTCCGTCCTCTATCATCTGCTCATAGGCATTAAGGATCTCAAAGTCATCGCTTGAAGCGTGATCATAGTCCTTTCTGCTGTTGATCTCGTCCTCTGTCTCAGGCGGAAAACTGTAGCGGATATCCGGATCGTCCGTAGGATTCTCGTTGTTGGTGTCCTTAACCTGGCTTGCGTTGAATGCGATGAAGATATCAGAGAGACTTTCGTCTTCGCCTATGTCGGTCTTGTTATCGATGTCAATAACATTTCTGAAAATAACACCATCATAGCCTTCAGCCTGCGCTATTTCTGCCCATCCTCTTGTATCATGTGTTTCTCCCGTCAGCTCTCGTAGCTGTTCATCGTCCATATAAGAATACGCATCCATACCGCTGCCGATGTCCTTTAACATCCTATTTGCAATCAGCGATCCTTCGGAATCGTTTTCCTCGAACCCATAGTATTTGTTGATAGCTTTGGCAAGTCCTTGAGGGGAATAATCCGCTCTGAGCATTTCGCCTGTTCTCGTCTTCAAATAAGCAATGCCATTCTCTTTTGCTTCTTTAGCATCTATTCTGTACTGTTTGCTCTTCTGATACTGAGGCCATGTGTAAAGACTTTCATCTGTAAATGTATATCCGTTCCTCTCTCGCTGATTTTTTTCATCCATGAATTGCTTCTCAATCGATTCAGCTAAAGCATCGAGATACTCTCCTGTAATTAATTCAAGACGAGTGTTGCTTGGTATCCTTGAGTCAAGAGTTATGGAATTCCAATTTGCCCCCTTATCATCTATTATCAATGGATTCTCAAGGTTAAGATATACTTGATAGTATCCAACCTGCGGAACAGGATCGGTTGATACCTTACTCAAAAGTTCTGATACGCTATCGGCAATGTACTCTTTGTAATCTATATCCCCGTATCCATCCTCATATGGGAGGGAAATCCTGATTCTGTATTTATCTGCTTCAGGATCATTTCTTTTAGCCATCTCAGCCCATTTAGGATATGCGTCATCGTATGTATCACCCCATTCATCTAAATCTGCCATATAGCCTTCTTCGTCTTTGTTGCTCAAAATCCATCCCAAATTTTCATACTCATAATCGTCTTCCCAATCTAATCCTGAAGCTATGTACAAATCATGAGCATAGTCAACTAAGCGATCCCATGAGTCTATATCCAAAGCACCTTCACCAAGTCTGTCCTCATCACTATAAAGGTGCTTGCCCACATATGTATTCGCCACATCTTTGCTGCTTGAGAAGAATAGGCTTCTCTTGTCATCAGAATATGACGGATCAAATATGGTAAACCCACCTACGCTGGTCGCATGGTATACCGGCACAAGTTTTCCCAGTTCATCTCTCGCCTGGCTGTTCTTGAAGAATTCCATCTGACCATCGGTTAGGATGTTGCCATCCGCATCCTGTGTAGGCATGCTGTATCTGATGTCGTTGTTTTCAGGATCGAATCTCTCTGACAGCGGAATGACTGAACCGTCTTCTGCGTAGGTAACAGGATCTGACAGCTTTATCTGCTCCGGCTGGAACACAATGATATGTTCTGTATCCGTCTGCATCTCTCTCGACAGCTGACCAAACTTTGAGCTTACTTCTCTGTCCTCAATGGCATCGAACCCAAGATTCTCGATAATTGCTCTTGCGAATTCCGCAGTCGCATCACCTGAGTCTGTCCAATTTGGATTTGTTACTTCCACTTCTCCTGCGAACACTATTCCGTTTTGGATTTCTTCCCATGTCAGAGAACCATCAAAGGCATATTCAGTAATCTTTGAAAGTACCTCGTCAATATAAGGCATATCGATAACTTCATAGTTGTCTTCAATATCTTGATAAGCACCATAGACTGCACTATAAAGGGAGTCTGCTATATGTTCCGCTTTTGCTTCCCATACGGCATCTTCATATTCCCACTCGTCTTCATAATCGTCTCGATCTATGACAGATTCATCAAAATCATCCATTAACATGTCATAGATGTTAGTGCTGTTTTTATAGTCTCTGATATACGGGTTCTTGTAATTCAGATATACATCGAATGTGCCAGGCGATTTGTTTAGTATTTTCTTTGCAGCTTCTACTGCGTCCTCATATGTCTCGATATCATCAGCCTCTATACCAAGTTCAGGATATCCTTTCCACGTTCCCTCACTTACAGCATCGTTTATCTGTTCTGCAAGTTCGCTCCACTTGAAATAGTTATCAGCACCTTCTACATCTTGGTAATGACTTTCGGAATCATCTCTGCTTGTTGAGAAATAAAAGCCAGCTCCGGAATTTCCGCCTACCTTCGCATAGGCTTTGTCAAATACTGTGAAGTTAGCGTTCATCGAACCATGATATCTGTGTACAGGTCTGAATCCAGCTCTGTTCGCAGCCTCATCCACATACTTCTGTGCCTCATCCATATTACCGGAATTGACAGCAGACATGTATGGTTCGTCAAGCGCAGAGATTGAGAGCTTACGATCTGTATCAGTCATAGCCTCTTCACTTCCGTATTTCACATTGTTGTAATCCGGAGTGTCATAAACTATGTGCTGGATGTTCGAGTCAGCTATGATACTATTCTCACCGTCTCTTGCAAGCAGATCCTGAGTAAGTACAGAACCAAGACGATTCCTTCTAAGTTCGGTCTTGGAATTCTGATCTGCAAGACCTCTCTCGATTTCCTTGTAGAATTCCTCGTAATCAGCATCCGTAATCTCTTCGCCTGCAGCTACCTTTGCATCGATATCTAAACCTGGATATCTGTTTCTTACTTCTCTCTGCGGAAAGATGTTTGTTGTAGTGCCATCTGTCACAGCGAAATCGAACAGCATCTTATAGTAATTTGGACTACCTGCAAATTGATGGAATACAGGAATCTGATTCCGTTCTATACAATGTTCAAGATAAGCATTGGATATCTCTCTGATATCCTTAACGCTGTCAAGTTTTTCATATACATCGAACGAACCTGTGCCAGCAAGAGCTGCCTTTTCCTTTGCGTTCTTCTTACCTTGCTCTACAGTATATCCTTCATCGTTGAGCATCTTGAAGAAGTCAATCGCAGGATATTCCGATTTGCTTTCGGCTTTGTACTTTGCATACTTGCTCTTAAGGAATTCATTGACTCCTTCTGCATTTGTCCACAGACCACGCTTTGCCTTGTTAGTGTTCTGATCATCGGTATAGTCTCTTGCTATGTTCAATGCAGTTTTCTGAGCAATGAACACCGGAAGACCACTTCTGTGGTATGGAATGATATATCTGACATTAGGATCATCAAGAAGCATTTTAAGATGCTCATCACCATATGCCACAGCAATGATACCTACGTTCTCTTTATAGCCTTCCTTGTTTTCAAGTTCAGCAGCCTCACGATAATTGATACTCTGCTCAAACGGTTTGTCTGTATTGGCTTTCCTACGAGCTTCTTCCTCGCTCATACCATTGGCAATGTTTTCCTGATACAGCCTATCGTAAACGGAGTTAACGTAATCAGCATCGCTAACAAGATAAGTGAGATATCCATCCACGCCATCTATCGTGATCGGCTTGTATGGCCTTCCGTCCTTGTTTTCTGCAGGCTTCTCCTTTACAAACTGCAGGCCCTGATACTTCTGAGCAAGTTCTCCTGCAACTTCTTCAGAACATCCGACAGCCTTCTGCCAATCTACTGCAGGCAACACATCGAACATTACAGACATGTTTATCTTCCTACCTGTAAGACCAAACAGCCTCGGATACGCTATGACCTTTGAGTATCCATGATTCACAAATCGTCTTGCAGCTTCGTCAGCTACCATCTGAAGATGGTCAAAGAAATGTTCCATCTTGAAGTCAGAGAAGCTCTGCACTCTTGTTCCACCTATCGACCTAAGATAATCACCTGTATCCTGTCCTTTGATCTTCGCAGGAAGAAGTGCGATCTCGGAGTTATATGGAGTGAATGCAAGGATCTCCTTTGGTGCTGATGTACCATAGATTGACTTGATCATCTTGACCATGTCTCTGTCTTTGCGATGTGTAGACAGCTCCTTGAAGCCTCTGATTCCTTCCGGAGTAAGGATGTCTTCTGCGCTGATGAGCTTCAGATACGGTGAATCGACTTCCTTGTTCTTTACGATCTCGTCCATGAGAATCTTGATTCTCTGAGATGGCGATCTCTTGCTGTCTGTGCTTTCATCGTATGCTGTCCACAGATCTGATATTCTGTTGTAATCTTCGCCACTGACCTTCTTGCCTTTGGCAAAATCAAAGTATTCCTCTTCCGGAAGGCCAAGCTGTTTTCTTGCCTCTCTTACAGCGGAATTCCATACCTGATCAATCTTATCAATGAATCTGTTTGTGTAGTATCTTCTTGCCTCAACAAAACAGCCAAGACACGCAGTATCTATTCCTTCGGCCTTGAGAGCTTTGTTGATGTTCCACATCTTCTCATCTGTAAGCTGGATGCTGTTGAGCAATGTCCTGCCTGTATCTGCATCGTGAATTCTCGTTAGCTCCTGGATAACTTCCATGACACCTTCACGCTTGTTGCATATTGTGGTCATGTCAAAGTTGACCGGATACTCACCATTAACCACCATTGCAGATACTGTTACGGATACAATATTACCGTCTGCATCCCTACGCACATTGACTCTTGCATTCTGAAGGTCATTCCATCCGATGAAGTTATATCTCATCTGAAGGTTTTCATCTTCCATGTGGCTTGCCATGTGATCAAGGAACCCTGAGACAGCACCAATCTGCGCAGGCGAAAAGTTATTCTCAGCCATGACTCGCTTAAGAATCGTCTTTCCTGATGCGATCTCTGATAATCCAGCAAATCCACCCTTACCGCTGTTCATGCCTGGGATGTACTTGCCTTTTGGTAAATCCTCTCTATATGTAGGAGCAGAAAATCTGACCATAGGTCCGATCGCATCTCTGATTTCAGCCTGCTCTTCAGTGATAGGATTGCCATCCAAATCAGTAAGGCCTAAGTCATCGATAGAGAACCTAACCTGTGCATCACCACCAAATTTCTGTATCAGCTCATCACGATTGCTTTCCTTGATTGGAACAAGGCCACGAATCTCCACTGTTGCTCCATTGTTGACAGGATCATATCCGAAATCTTGCGATGATAGCGTCATAGTTTTTGTTGGCACTTTAGAATACTTCGTATCAGTGTCTCTGATAACAACAGGAACGGACTTAATGCCTGCTTCCATCAAGGCTCTCATACGGTGTCTGCCTTCATGCCCTTGAACTTCTGTTCCATCTTTTGAGTAAATTATCAAGAAAGGTGTCTGCACTTCATTTGCAAGATCGTCTTCGTTCAACGCTCTGTAGTAATTTGTAAATGCAGGGTTTTCGGAATTTCGTCTTTCTTCCCAAAGAGCAAGTGTTTCGTCCGGAAGTGTCAACTTTAAGAAGTCTCTCGGATTCATAAGCACTGCATATGCCTGAGAATAATCCGGATTTGATGCTCCGTTTTCCCTTATCAGGCGATCAATGCGTTCATCTGTCCAGCGAGCAGATGATTCTTTTCTGTTCATTACATAATCTTTAAATGCAGAAAGATCACCGCTGATTGACAGCTTTGCGTTATTGCTCTCTTCAATCAGACTCTCGTGCATTGCCTCGATATCCTGATTAGCTTTGTTGGAAACAGCGATCTTAGAAGCATTGAGCCACAGCCTCTCAGCCTCGTTCATATCAACGGCATGAGCGAAGAGTGCATTACGGTAATCCTCGTTAGTGATGTTGTCAGACATAAGCATCGAACGAATCCTGCGGAGAATGTCCTTGATGGTGTTGATGATCTTCGCAGCAAGTGTAGGCTCTTCTGTGACTATCCTCTCTGCAAGCTCTGAGTCATTCCAAAAATCGAAGTCCTGCGCACCGTCCGCTACGATCTCTTCAAGGGCATCAAGATCGGACAGATTCTGTTCCGCTGAGTATCTTGATTTCCTCTCGTTGATAGCATTCGTGTATCCTTCAGGATCATTTCTGTACCAGCTGTCACGGATATAATTAAGGAGCTTGAGCATCTCATCCGGAGCATAAGCATTGCTGTGAGTCAGCTCGTGAGATACAATAGCTCTGAGAGGCATAGTGACATCTGCATTCAAATTGATGACAAGCGTATTAGTGTCACGGTTGAATTGTCCGTTAGCCTGTCTCTCAACTACATCGCCGTTACGGTCCGTCACTCTGATAGGCATGGACTCGACAGCTTCGATGTTCACATTGAACGTGCTTGCCATATCCTGCAGGAATACCTGATCATCAGCTTTGAGAGTGACATCTGTGTCATTAGTGAATTTGCCGGCAACTGATACCTGTTCTGCGCTGTCCATGCTCTTCTTAGAAAGAGCTTCTCCGGCCTTTACAGCTTCGCCATAGTATTTGGTATTAGCTGTAGCCTTATCGTCTTTCGCAGCCTCAAATACGGCCTTGAGAGATGCATTGCTGAGTGAAGGATATCTTCTGCTGAATTCCTTTTCCGCCTCATCCCATGTACCTTCTGTGTTATACGCAAATCTGTAGACTGTCTCCGATGCTCTTCCCATCAGCTCGAATTTGCTTCTGTCTCTCGGATCAACATCCATCATCGCCTGGTACACAGCCTTATCACCTTGACCGCCAATTCTCTTTGAAAGAGTCTCAGCCATAGCACCACGCTCTGTATTGTTCCAATTTTCCTGCTCTATCCTTGCGGACTCGACATAGTTATCCGCAGCCTTCGCAAACAGAGCTGTCTGCATAGCAACATTAGAAGCAGCTTCATTTATCCTTCCGCTTCTGTCTGTCACGTTGTACTTACTGAGATCAATGCCGGTCATTTCCTCAAATACGGATCTGTTCTCAGGATTCTCGATATTGAGTGCGTTCATCTGCTCTGCTGTGATCGTGCCTGTCTCGTAAGCAGCTACAGTATCAGCGATCTCGTAGGCATCCATTCCGCCATCCTTGTAGGCATCGATGTCAAGCTCATCTATCTTGGAGAGAGTCTGCTCTGCGATAGTCTCGAATCTTTCTTCTGTAGCTTCACTTAACTGATAACCATTCTCTGTCACCACAGATGGCATGACCATAAGGTCCTCTTCGTTCATCCTCTTCTCGGCAAGATCATCCTTTACCTGTTCACGCTCTTTCGCTTCAACAGCTGCGGACTGCGCCCATGACATAACATCATAAACCTGAGTGCCAGTCAGCTCGTCACCGTTGTCGATAGAATCAATGATCGCCTGTGCCTTTGCGGATTCCTCGGTGTTCAGATTGAGAGCTGTCTGAGCAAGGTTCCTTACTCGGTCCATACCGTTGGCATCCTTGTAAGCTGTTCCCATTGCGGATGTGGTCATCGCTCCAGGAACACCTGTAGCCACGGTCATCATTGCTGTGGAGATACCTACATCGAGAGCATCCTGCAGAGTCCATTTCTCTTTCATGGAATTCTCGCCACCGGCAATGATATCCACCATCTCATCCTGCAGCTCTTTCATTCTTTCGGTATCACCTTCGAGAGATGCTGTCAGATAATCCCTTGAAAGCTCCGCAAGATGCGTAGCCTCTTTTTTGGAAGATCCGCTTTCCATATAGGACTTGATGCTCTCTTCCATGAAATCATCGGAGCTGAGATTCTCTGCGATTCTTCTTGCGTCATCCTCGCTCTGTACCTGACTTCTGATATCATCGCTCTGAGACTGAAGCTCTCGCCTTGTCATATCCTCATTAGCAGCCTGGAGCTTATTGCCGTAGATAAGATTGGATGCGAATGCCTGTGCAGGATTGCCTATTTCTTCTTCAGCGATTTCCTCTGCTGTGCCGGCAAGCACCTTGCCAAACATGTTAGATGTCAGCTTAGAGCCTGCAATTCTGCCTGCGACCTTATCGAGAACGCCGGCTCCGCCTACCTTCTTTGCAAGACCAATACCACCGAACATCTTCTCTGTCAGACCTTCGATAGTACCCTGCATGATGGCATTGGCGAAATCCCACTTCTCCACATCCTTGAACATCTCATCGACTTCTTCAGGAGTGTAGTTTCCGGATGCAAGCATCTTCTTTTTCATAGGCTCGACTTTGTCGATGACATCCCCCTGCGCACCTTCGGTCACTCTCGCTCCCATGTGTACAAGAGAAAATGGTCCTGCCATAGTATCAGCAAGCATTCCGCCTGCGGACTGAGCTGCCTCGACTCCAAGTCTGCCCAGCTTGGAATTCTGTCCTTCTGCAAGATCGGACATTTCCTGCTGTTGTTGTTTGATCTTCTGCCTCAGACCTTCCTGTCTCAAAGCCATGCGCTGTTTGTTCTTCTCGTAATCTGTAGCGTTCAGCTCACGGTTATAGAATTTGTTTGCAGAAGAAGGATTGGAGAATCTGTTTGCAAGAGCGAGATCCTCTCTTCCTGCCAGCTCAAGACCCTGACCTGCAGCCTTGACAAGATTCTTGGAGTAATCAGCAGCATTATCCATGAAGCTGTGTTTGCCACCTGTGACTCTGCCGGTCCTATACTTCTCATCGAGTCTGTTCAAAGACTCCTGCTGTTTGGCTGAGAATTTGGTTTTGTATCTCTTCTCAGGCTCTTCCCTCTGCTGTGTATTGTTTGTTCCATACTTCTGAGACAGCCTGTCAACCGTACTCTGACTCTTCTGAGAGAGTCTGCTTTCTGTCCTCGAATTATGCGAACGATATCTGCTGGTAGGTGTAGATGTGGATCTCGTCTGACCTACACCGTACTTCTGCTTCAGTCTCTCGTTGGTAGACAGAGTCTGCTGTGAAGGCTGAGATGTCCGCTGTCTTGTTCCGGAGCTTCTGCCACGAGAAGAGCCACCACTCGAAGAACCGCCACCATACTTCTGAGTAAATCTCTGTGTGGTCTGCTGTACTTGCTGTGATGGCTGTGACTGTTTCTTAGGCTGAGTCTTAGGCTGGACTTGAGTCTGCTGTTTCTTCTTTTTCTTCTTGACGCTATTGTCAATAGTCTGTTTGGTTTCTAAAAATTTAGCCATGTTAAATCCCCCTACTGATAGACGATTACCGCCATCTCCTGTGTAAAGTTATTTCTTTCGGTTCCTTGCTACCGCATTGCCTACGTTCTGATTCTTTACGGTTCCACCGCTGCTCTGATATGCCATGACGGAATTAGGATTACCGGTTCCTGACTTGTTGCCACCGTTGATGGCATTCACGACTTTGCCGTAGATATCAGGTGCTTTATCCGATGAGCCTGACGAACCGCCACCGCTATAGGAGCCACCGCCCCCACCGCCTCTGCGTCCGCCACCGCCACCGCCTCCGCCTCCGCTGGAAGCCTTAGCCTGTTGCTGTCTGTACTGATAAATGTCTGTGTCGTATCCTTTACCCCACTGATAGTCTGATATCTGATCTCTGTATCTTGCATATGCGTTATTGTCTGCATCCATCAGCAGATTGTAGTTATCCTGAAGCAATCCGTAATTGGTCTGCAGTCTGTTGTATGCATTGGCTTCGAGATCCGGTACGAGAGCTGCCAGCTCCTGGTTATACTGATTCCTTGCCTGCTGTGCAGCTGACACAGCATATGATGTCTGCATTCCGCCATTAAGCATCGCAGCATCAGCAAGCGTGTCCTTTGCAGCCATGTTTCCACGATTGCCATAGACCTGCGCTAATGCCTGATAGGATGCGTCCTGAAGAGGATCGTACTGAAAGTTCAGCACATTAGCTCTCGCTGCGTTCAGATCTCTCATCGCAGCTTTCAGCTGTCCTTTATAGGCGGACTTGTATTTTCCAGGATTCTTGGTCTTCACGTAAGATATCGGATTATACTTTTTCTTCTTCGCCATCTTGAACATTCTCCTTTCTATAGTGTTCTGATATGCACAATTTACCTTGTTTTGAGCGATATTTCGCCCATAACTAAAAGAGGCGGACGCTGTCTGCATCTGCCTCTTTTGATGTAATCTTTCGATTCAGGATCTACATCTGCTCGATGAGCTTACGAAGTTCCTCTTTAGTGTGTTCATCCACACCGCTTTCACCGGAGTATCTGCCCATAGAATCTCTTCTGACATTGCCTCTTCTGCCTCTTGCATATGACGATGCGTAGGACCCATCAGGCCTTACATAATCGCCTGTGCCTTCATCAGCATAAGACATTCCGCCATCAGCAGGATCGTGATGAGCAAGGCCATGAGCAGACGCTTTACTGTCCGCTCGTGCCTTGCAGCTTCACTCTCATAGACTATGTATGGTACATCCTTTTTATAGTCTTCCATATTCACTCCTTATTCCTTATTGTGGAATTGTCTTATGCGTTCTTCTATTACAGGAATCTTCACAGCAAATTCATTGTGCGCTCTGACTTCTCTTGTCAGCTCTTCGATCTTTGTGTCCTGCACCGCAAGCTGAGTCTGCATCTCAGATTTCATTTCCATAAGCAGCTTTTGATTGCTGGATCTCACAGTGAGCAACGTGCAAAACGCAGTCACAGCACCTGTTATCAATGCTACCATTACAGCTTCTGACATGTTCCTCACCCCCTTTAGCTCTTGACTCGATAGATGTAATCTACCTTATGCTCATCAAGGTTCAGGCCATTGGCAATGTGGAACCATTTGTCACCATGACGATCAGAATAGCCATGCTGTACGGACTCAGCTCTGTTGCGTTTTCCATCGACCTTTACGATGATATAAATGTGATGGTTATCTCCGAACTTCTTCCAATAGACGATATCACCTGCCTTGAATTGATCCCTTAAGATCTTACCGTTCTTTTTCTTTGGCTTGATTCGTTTGAATTTCTTCCGGAGCCATTTGTTGGTGTTGCTCCATGAGCTTGTGGACATTGTTCCGAATCCACTCAGCTTCAGGATCAGTTTGACCGACATATCACAGCCGGTACTCGGACTCTTATCGAACGCTTTTTTGTAAGCCTTACGGAAAGCAGATGTAGGTCCGCCCTTCTTACCGTCATACTTCTTTTTGGCCGTACCTTTAGGCCATGCAAGACGAAGTGAGTTATCTATGATACGCTGCTTCTTACTCTTGTGCTTGTTGATGATCTTTTGAGCTTTTTTCCTGCATGCAGGTCCGAAGCATCCATCCTGCTCAAGACCGTATGTAGTCTGGAAATTGAGTATCCACTTCTCAGTCTTCTTACCGCACTTGCCATCCTTTTCGAGTTTGGCATTCATGCACCAATTAAGGAATTTCTGACACCTTTTGGTAGCCTCTGAATTGGTAGTGGCATAAAAGACATCGTTCTTTTTAGGGATCTTTCCTTTGTACATGGTCACAGGCCGATACTTGATCTTCTTGCCTTCAGCTTTGCTGTACTTCGGATGAACAAATCCTCTGATGAATTTGCCGTTGATAGGAACAGCTCTTTTACCGCATACATGGTCCTCTCCCTTGTTGCCTTCGATAACATATATCCATTTGTCATCTACAGCATACACGATGCCGATGTGTTTAGGAGTGCCTGTGCAGTCACCGGAAGAACCTGTCGTGTCATCCCAATCATAAAGAATAGCATCACCCTTAGATGGCTTAAAGCTGTCCGATTCTTTCCATATACCAAGATCTTTGGAATCAGCGATGATCATCGAGCATGACGCAGACATAGGCACTTCATTGGCTGTGTTGCCGGCCATTATCTGAACGGCTGTCCAAAACTCAGCGCACCACGGATCGGATACATTGGCTGTATAGCCGTGAGGCTTTACCTTGTTGAATGTGTCTATGATCTCCCTGTGCTTCTCGCTGTACTGTTTTGTGCCGAGGAAGGACATCGCTATGTTTACTACATTATTTGCTGTACTAATCATCGTCATCATCTCCATCTTCGGATGCATCTATTTCATCGTCATCCTCATCATACTCTTCTTCATCCAAGTATTCGACATCATCTTCTTCGTCATCGTCATCATAATCATCATCGTCTTTTACCACGCTCTTATCTGACCAATACTGCATGCCTGATACTCCGATCAGAGCTGCAATAAGGATGCCTGCTGCAGATACTGTCGCAGCTATCTTTGCGGAGCCTGCGAGATTCCATATCTTGCCGATGGTCAGAATGAATATATTGAACGCTGGAATCGCTACAAGAGCGAACCATTTTAGAAAATCATATACTTTGCTATTCAGTTTCATATTTATCACCTTCTTCCTTCTATTCATGTAGTTTGCGCTCTACCCACAGAGCCACATCCGCTCTATACACAAGTTCAACCTCAAGGCTGTCACTTGCTGTATCGCTGTAGGATGGTACTGTCAGATACACGTTATTGCTTGTGACGAAGTTCATCCAATTCTGTAGGCTTACTGTTGGGTCTGCATCTTCGACAGCGTCATATCTGGCGTACAGAGAACCATCATCTGTAAGGTACAGACCGTTGTCTGCTAACGGTGTCGATGTGTCTGTCGGCTTTGGCACGAACTTCTTCACAGCGAAGTGTGAACAGCTTACAGAAGCGTCCTTGAACGTATCTGTATGCAGATAGCCGTATCCGTTGTTGACATAGTACATAACACCGTTTACATACTTGCCGACCCAAGAGTTGTCCTTGAGATACCTCTTGACGAGCGGATGATATACTCCGTCACTCCACACATTATTCGTTCCGAGCAAGGTACGGACTTCTTGCGGAGTGAGTTGGTAGGTCTGTGGGGTGGCGAGTTCGTAGACGATGGTCTGACCACTTGAAGCGGTTTTGAAATCTGCCACATTTCCATTGAACGAGTCATCTCTTACGCATATTCTTGAATATGGTGGGTTGCCACCCGCATACTCATAAATGATGCCATTTTCACTTGGTGACATTACGCTTTGTCTTGGAACTACCGCATAATTACTACACATCATCCTTATGTCGCTTGCACTTGGTAGTGTGCTGACCTTGTCTGTTAAATTGACATAAAAGACAGAGCCATAGTAACTCCAATTCAAGTCACCCATATCAACCATCGCCCTATCAACCACCAACTCACCGCTCACGATGTCGAGTGTACCACCGTAGACGGTCTGTCCGAGTGGTGTGGTGTAGGTTGTGCCATCTTCCGCTGATGTTGTTGGCGATACATGCGTGACCACTTCTGTGTGTCCGCTGATAGGGCAGATGTTGGAGTATGGTTCGTAGGATGTTGCGGACGAACCGAGTTCAAGTTGCAGGTTGTTAACTGTCACGGCTTGTGCCGTCGTTGAACCCACAAAGACCGCCACCCGACAATCCTCTGTCGGTGTTAACAGTATTAATATGCTTTGCGGTGTTGTATAGTTAGCATACCTGTATAAAACCTCATAATTATCGCTTATGTAGTATATCGACACTCTACAGTTAGCCGATGTTGTCGCTGTGAGGCTAAACGATAAACAGTATTCTTGCCCGCTTTTGATTGTGTCGCTGATATAAGTAACTCCTGTCCAATTAGCTTTGACATCAACGATGATAGGGTTTTCGCCCGTGCTTGTTGCCCTGCTTGCTCCGCCACCTTGCGATAAGACCTCTCCCACGTTCAGGTTGTAATGTGATGCTGTGCCTACAATATAATTAGCAGGATTATATTTGTTCTTCCCTGCTCCCCCACTCCACGGCTTATCGTATCCGTGTAGGTCTTGGATTGGTTCGAGCTGTACCTTGAGATAATCCATCGGTATTGCGTTCGCTCCGTCAGGGAATGATGCTATGTCACCTGATGCTGTATCTGCAGGGAGCAGAGAATAGACTGTGGCTGCGGACTGTGCTGCTGCCTGTGCAGATGCTTCTGCTTCGCTTGCTGATGTAGCTGACGCTGTGGCTGATGCTGAAGCGTTCGATGCATATGTACTCGCCTCTACAGCCGAAGCATTTGCAGATGTCTCTGATGCTTCTGCATTGTCTGCTGCTGTCTCAGCTGCAGCCTTTGCGTTTAATGCATCCGTTTTGTAGTTCTCCGCCCTTGACGCATCTGTAGCAGCCGATGAAGCTGACTGTCCTGCTTCGGCAGCCTTCGTTGTAGCTGTAGATGCAGCTCCGGATGCCTGCGTTGCGTAATCCCTCGCTTCATTCGCCTTCTGTGTGGTCGATGCCTCAAGAGCTGTCACGGCTTCAAGGATGCCATCGATGGATTCTGCAGATGCATTTGCTCTGTTTGCATAAGTCGATGCTGCGGTCGCTGCTGTTTCTGCTCTATTGGCATAAGCCAAAGCAGATCCAGCTGCTGCTGAAGATTGTGTAGCAGATTCCGCAGCTGCTTCTTCTGATGCCAAAGCAGCTCTCTGAGATTCAAGAGCATGCTCCGCAGCGGACTCAGCCTGATCTACACCACGAGCTACGGTATCCTCTGTTGTAAAGGTCCGGCCATCCATCAGAGTGATCGTGACAGTGAAGTCATCATTGTAGACAAGAGTCTCGATGCCCACACCATCGTAGACCATAGACTCTGTGATTCCTCTCCAATCCTCTGCTGTGATTAATGTGCCATGCTCAGTCTGAGATCTCTCGGCTGTAATGGTATAACCGGCATACCTCGGCCTTTCGTCATTGGCATTGATGTGGATATTGCCGGTAGGATTTGAATTTACTCTTATGTTACTTGCCATGTTTATCTACCCCCTTTTATCAGAGAGTCCTCGAATGCCAGCCACGCAACATCTGATGGAAGTACATTGCCATCTTGGGCATACCATACTACCTGGATGTGCGCTTCGCCTGGTCTGAATCGCAGAGTCTCTTCCTGCGAAAGATCTATGTCGATCTCTGTACCTGTCTGATAACCTTCGCTGTCAAACAGAGGAAATACATCTATTCCGCTGTTCGCATCATTGCTGTCCTTGATGAGCTTCAAGTTCTTCTGCTGAATGATCACTTCTGCATGATCAACGGAAAACAGCACATCGTCTGACACGATGGTTATCGCTGGTGTCGAGCCTACCTGTACATACATCAGCTGTCACCCCTTTCATCGAGCTTCTTTTCTATCCTGTCGAGCTGTGTCTGAATCTCATTCAGAGCAAGCTGAACATTTTCTCTCAAAGACTCTATCCTCTGCTCCGGAGCAAGATTCGGATTTCTGTCGTAATCAATAACCATGTCTCTCTCCTTATGCTGTTCTGTGCCAACGGTTGACAACGATATACGGCTGCATGATGTTGTGCGGATCACTTCCACCCATGAAGCCTGTAGGCGTTGCTTCCTGCCAGCTTGTAAAATGTTCCGTATTCGCTCTGTTTCCTGCTGTCATGTAGGCATTGACTCCGCCACTTCCTGAAGACCAATTCTGCCCCATGCTGTGTCTGTGTCTCGGCACAACGTGCTGATGCCTCGGCATCTCGGCCTCGGTAAGAGTGTGCTGTGTTTCACCACCTGTATCTCCCACAGAGTATGTCGAGCCGGCACCGATATGCACAAGACCTTCCGCTTCAAGCTCCCATGTACCTGTCCATTCTTCATTAGGATCGAATGATGTGTCCGATGTTTCATAATAAGAACCTACAGGAAAAAAGAAGTTTGTCAGACCGTGTATTACTTCAAGAGCTTCAGATATTCCTTCTTCAATGTTGTTCATATTATCAGCTGAGAGAGGCGTTTCCCCTGACAGCCACGTTGTTCTTGTATAAGCCATATAGACTCCTTTCTACAGATCGCCTGTTGTGCCTTGTCTGACCTTCCTTGTGAGTGACAGTATCTCGCAGTCTCCCTTACCTTCGAGCTTTATAGAGTATCTGTCGCACCTTCTCGGAAGGATCGGTATCATCTCACCCTTTGTCCTCACATGTTCATAGCTTCGGACAAGCATCCAATCGCCTTCGTCAAGAGCGATGTATACCTTCATGGATGACTCGCCCCATGCTTTAGCTCTCAGCAGGATTCTGCTGTATATCTTCTTGGACTCGATGAATTCATGGAATGGTCCAAACTCGGCCATCCACTCTATCTCTTCCATGCTTTCCGCACGATTCTGAGGATTGATAACGCATATTCTTGCACTCGTATCACTTGCCGAACACATAAGAAGCGGATCGCAGAACACATCGTCACCGCACATAAGCTGTGAGCCTTCAGAAGTGATGTAGTACATTCTGTCTCCCACATTGGCACAAGCTCTGAATTTGGTAGGATCTTCTCTGTACCAAAGACTCTTGCCGATGTCGTAAACATAAAGCTCGTATCCGCCATCAGCCATCTGACACGAAGCGTAATACTTCGTGTTCTCTGTACCTGCGACCACGTTGGCAAAAGATACCCCAAGAGCATCAGATATACAGACAGGTGTTCCGCCTGAATAGGCCATGATGCCTATTGTTGACTTGTAGAATACTGTGTCATTTACGGTAACCACAGAGAGTGCGGAACCCTTCTCGACTCCGTATACATTGGTGTTGGTCACCTGGTAATTCGATGGTGCTGTTCCGTATACCCTGCACATACTGAATTCCTTGAAGAATATGATGTGGCTTGAGTACACAGCTGCACCTGTCCATACTCCGTCTGTACCTTGTGTCGCAGCATACGAATCAAGACCGGTGCTTTGGTAGTACATCCAATTCGTAGGATCACCCAGCTTGCATGCATAGACCGTGTTGTCATCATTCGAAGCTCCCCACAGTCTGTTGTTCCATTCGATAACATAGTCAAGATTTGCAGGGATGGTCCTCGTGATGTCACCGCTGAATTTGATCTCCGTAGCTCCCTGACCTGTCATCTCTATGAATGTTTCACGAGGCAAGACGAGAGTGTTGTTGTTTACTATCTCCTTGACCATGCAGGATGCATTGCAATCCATTGTCTGAGCTGTTGATGATCCGCTCGGCCTGTATGACAGAGTGCCTATAAGATTGACAGCATCGTCATATTTGAAGCCAGGATTAGATGCCAAAGTCACTCGTGCATCTTCATTGCTGATGGTCACCGTGAGATCAGACAGATTCTCGGCTGATGCTTCCATGCTCAGATAGTTTCCTATCCGGTATCCGCCTTGTCCTTCAGGAAATATCTCAAGATATGTCTTCTGAGGAAAGAAACAGATTTTTGTATGGATAGCTACCATGAAGCTGTCCGGAGTAAGATCGTTGACAGCAACTATCTTCTGATGGTCATAGTAAAAATTGACATGGTTATCATCATCGACAGCTATCATTGCAAGCCTCTCAAACTTGGCTATGATTCTGATAGGTCTGAAGATATCCGCATCAATGGGATACTCGCCTCTCGGTCTTCTCGGACGGAGCGAAGGATAAGCGTCTGCTGTAACATTCAAAGCATCGACCATTTCGCCATCGTCCTTCATGGATCTTCGGCTGATTCCTTTGAATTCTATGATCCTGTCCTCGGTCTTATACAGCGCATTCCCAAGCGATTGATTGCTGTAGCCAGCTGATACTAAGTTCGCCATAACATCACCGCCTGTCAGAATACGTTCCGAAACCTTCTCGGAATCTGTTCGTTAGCTCCGTGGTTCGTCCTCGTATCCCAATTGACAAAGTCACTGAAATCCTGTATGTGCTGATCTCTGTTCAGCTGATACGGAGCATATTCCTCGTTCGCTGCGTCAACCATTGATTTGACATACGAAGAGTACAGCTTGTCATACGGAGCAGGCACGAGAAGCAATCTGCTCAGACTCTCTTCGTCATCCGTGTAGACCGGAGCTTCAAGCTGAAGCTGTTCTGCCACTTCCGCCTCGATCTCATTCACGAACACAAGCAGCTGCTCTGTAGTAAAGCTGTTTGGCTTTTCGTCATTTATCTTTTTAAGTAATGCCTGAACAGTCATAAATGTTCTCCTTTAAACAATTATGGCGAGGACCTGTGTTAGATCCTCGCCACTTCCGACCTACAGGTCTTGTCTCTGATTCTCCGGATTCTCGAATTTCTTCTGATTCTGAAGAGCTACCATCATCTGCTGGTTCGACTGTTCAAGGACCTGCGCTACGGCTTGAGTTACTCTCACTGTCTCGCCTCTCCTGAACTTGGTTATGTGTCCATTAATGATTACTGTCACTTCAGGATCTTCGCCTTCGATGTAAGGAACCATGACCATCACACGGTCTTCTTCCTTATCTTCAGTTTCAACTTCTACAGTTTCGACTTCTACATTGAAATCTTCTTCCTTTGGTTCAGTTTCGACCTTTGGATTTCTTTTCTTTGCAGCCATGTTAATCCCCTTTCAGATTAGTTAGCTACAGCTGCGGAACCGTAGGATGCTGCGGACTCAATTCTGATCATGTATTCCTGAGTCAGAATTTTCGCTGTCTTGTTGAGCTTCCAACCAACGGTCGATCTCTGATTCAATGGGTCCGAAGTTCCGCCTGATCCGAGCTGCTTAACGATTGTCTCGATTCCACCGCCATTGATAGATGTAACACCGAATGCGTTTGCAGCGAAGACGAGTGTGCCATACAGAGGCAGGCTGTCTGATGCTCTCAGGAAGACCTTAGCCTGTGTTGACTGTACGAATCTGACTCCGTACATCTTGCCGACCTCTCCACTGAAGATCCTTGCAGAACCTGCGTACTCGTTAGCATCTACCCATTCCGTGTCATTCTGAAGGTCATAGACTACATCAGGATGTACTACAGCAACGTAATCACCGTTGATAGTCTCAGCATTGTTTCTTCTGAACCATCTTACAGCCTTCTTGATATCCTCAATCTTCAGATAGTCTGTAGCTGTGAGTGCTGCCTGACTTGCTCTGCCACCTGCATACATTACATTGGTTCCTGTCTGCAGGATGTCTCTTGTGATGGTGTCAGATACTCTTCCAGCCTGTGAAGCAAGCATCTTCATGAGTTCCTGCATGTTGCTATCGTATGCAGTAAGGTTGAGCATATCGGTCAGAGTGATGTATCCGCCATACTGTCTAACTGTTGCAGTGATGGCTGTTACACCGTAGTTCTGACCTGTAGGAGTGATACCTTCGATAAGCTCTCTGTCAGCCGGTACAGCAGGAAGAGCATTGAATTTTCTGAATTCGATGGTCTTGCCGTTGCCACCAGGAATCGGACGCTTCTGACCAAACTGATCATGGACCAGCTGTGGCTCTGCGAGTCTGATGAGATTCTTATCGTAGAATGTCTTCATTTCTGCGGAAAGATCTGTGTCCGCAGTATACGTTCCTACTCCATTAGCCTGTCCTGTCCAGTTAGGATTGCTCGGAGTATATGTCCACTGTGTAGGTGTCGGTGTTGGATACTGATCAAACAGATGGAAATCGTAATTGATAGCGTTCATTTGTTTTCTCCCTTCATCTATCTTGGCTCAGACAAGGGAGCTGTTGATTTAGAATGACACTGTTCCGCCATTCGCAACAATCTCATTGATCCTGTCTAAGTCATCGTTAGTTAATGCTGAAGGATCTGATCTGCGCTCAATAGCCGGTGAATGATTCAGCGCACCTTCCGGTGGTCTTGAAGCTCTTCTGCTTATCTGATTCAGAACAGACTGTGTAGCTGTCCTCTGCTGATAAGCTGAAGCACCATTCATGATGTCATCGAAATGCGTACTGATGAATGCAGTCTTTACATCTACTCCATTGTTCAGAAGATCTCTGAATGCTTCGTTGCTGTTCATTTCCATATTCAAATCGAAATTAGGAAATGCCTGTTGCAGATCCGAAGCGTCAGACTCCCACTGAGCGAACATTTGGTTCTGCCTCATCTGCTGCTCGTATGCTTCAGATATCTTCCGCCCACGTTCAGCTTCTGCCTGAAGTCTCAGATTCTCTTTGTACTGACTGATGTCAAGGCCGGCACGTTCAGCTCCTGCCTTGAAGAATGCCTCATCATTGGCTATAGCGTTCTTCAATCCTTCGAAGTCTCCGGATCTCAGACCGTAATTCATGAACAGAGGCGAAAGGTCTTCGCTTATCTGATTTACTTGGCCTTGTAAATCAGCCTGGTTCTTGAATCTTTCCTGTATAGCTCCGGATACTCTCTGTCCCAACAGGTCATGGAATTTACCACCTTTTCCTGTGAGAGCTTCCCACTCGGCATTGATGTCATCCGCACCATTGCCATTGTCAGAGCCGACCTGACCGTTTCTCTGACCTTCGCCTTCGGACTTGCCATAGACTACCTGTGGCTTGCTGTCCTGCTCAGACCCTGAGATGCTGGCTGTTCCTGCACCTTCTCCACCGCCTTCGCCATCGAAGAGATGGAAATCGAGGAATTCAATGTGATCTTTCATGATTAATTTCCTTTCTGCTGTTATGGGTAGCGACCCCTTGTAATCACATTTGAAGTATAAAAAAATGGGCGAGATGTTTTCGCCCATAACTTTTAGCTCAGTATATCTTGATGTTATCCGGCATTTGCTTTGCAGCATTCCGCATCACAGCTTCAACAGTGCGGAACACCTCGACTGTCGGATACTCGGCATTGTACAGATCTACTCTCACATGGCCTTTGTCGTATACTGTCGGCTCTTTGCCGGCCCTGTATGCGGACTCGACAAGCACGTTTGACAGAGTGGCCATGATCGTGCATGCATCGTGATCTCCTGCATGGTTGATACAGTCAAACATGACATCACCATTAGTGGAGTAATTAAACACAGCTTTGGTCATATCTCGCTCCTTATCTTGGTATCGCAGCATTGGCAGCTCTTACTCTTGCTTTGGCAGCTTGTGAGTTTTCCCCACCTGCTGTTGCTCTTGCTGCTCTCTCTTCAGGTGTTCCGTTCTGACTCGGAGCCTGTTGCTGTGCCTGCTGTTCCTGCATGGCCATCACAGCTTCAGGATCTACCAATCCCTGTTGCATAGCTGCCATACCGAATGCAGGATTGAGCATAGCCTCTTGCTGTATCATCTGCATTGCTGCCTGGAATTGCTGCATGATCACGCTGTTCTGCTGTACCTGCTGCATGACCTTGTCCTTGCCTTCGAAGTCCATCGCATCAAGCGCAGTCATAGCAGGAAGTGTGTTGTTAGGATCGAACAGGCCCATGCCATACAGCTCCTTAACAAGCTCGTTCTGCGCAGCTCTTGAAAACGGACTCTGTTTCTCAGCTGTGACAAGAATGTCGAACATCGGACGCACATGTCTTACTGTTCCATCAGGGAGCATCGTGTCTCTGTCCACGATTCCTGCATTGCTGTACAGAATGAATCTGTAATCACCGCTGCCGATAAGCTCGTATCCGCTTGACTCATCGCTATCAGGAAGATTATCTGCTACCTCTGTATCAATTCTGAAGGATCTTGGCTCTGTGTAGAATTGTCTCATCAGCTCTATGACCATGTAGTATTCTTCTCTTGAGCCTCTGTAAAGCTCTTTGTTGATATCTCTCGACAGCTTGGAACCAGCTTCCTGCAGCGCAGCTATGGCACTTGCAGCTGTGACTCCAGACTGTGTCGATCCCTGCGAAAAGTCTCTGTTTCCGGAAGTCTCTTTAAGCTCATCTATCTTATTGGCCAAGTGGTTCATGGCTCCTGCAGGAACATCATCCACATCGATTTTTCTTACCGCATCACCTAACTCACCTGTAGCTACCTCGACCAGCTCGTTATCCCAATCGGCAAAGTCATCGACATTGATGTTAGCATTCTTCCTGACCCACCATCTCGACCTTACCTTCATCATCGCATTCTTGATGATAGCCTGATCGAGCTTATCGATATCTCTCTGAGGATTCTTCATGATATCGAGATATCCGAATCCCCACGGAGTATCCTTGATAGGAAACAGTCTTCGGATAACGAATGGAAATCTACCATGCTCGTAGTATCCATTCTCGTAGCCTTCCTCATTCTCGGAACAGAACGCAAGCTCATTGCCTACAAAGATAGCAAGGTGAACGATGGTCTTCGGAATCTGAATCTCACTCGTATCCACTTCGCCGTTCTCACTCGGCACAACGATCTGAGCTACCTCTGATACAGTTTTCTTGTAGTACATATCCGTGACTTCTATGCAACGTGATGTATCAATATTGTCATCGTGTATGTACTTGGTCACGATGCCGGTATCCTGCGGACCTATCTTCTTCGCCAGCTTCGGCCACTTGGCTCTTGCTACATCAATGTCCTCAAGCCTCGTGTAGAATACTTTATCGGAATCCTGTATGTTCTGAATGCCAGGTTTCCATGCAAGGTTATGTACATCGACATTGGTGACAGCCACATCGCCAAGACCGTTCTGCTTTGTGGTATCCCACAGCACCGATGTTATGCATGCTCCGTCCTTACAGAAATCCCATCCTGCGTTACGATATACATTCTCGTAATCATTCTGCTCAAGGACAATTGGCACGATGCTTGTGAGGATCTTAGCTTCAGTCTCATCATCAGCTTCTCTCGGCAGGATGTTCGGCTTTGGAAAGCTGTCCATGATATCCGCATGTTTGTTGATCAGAGAATTGAATGCCCATGCAGATCCGACTTCTACCTGTCTCTCGCTGCCTTCCGTTCTGTCGGCAAGGACATTCCAATGTCTGATCTTCCACCATTCCTCATTGGCTGTGGCCTTCTCGTCTATACTTCGCTTGCCTTCGAAGTATTCTTTCATGTCTTCGAGTGCCATCTTGGTTTCTTCCTCGCCAAAGACACCCCCTGACTTCAACGTGAAATCTTTTATATTCTCGTCCATTGCTACCTCACTTTCTCGTTACAATGTCATAAGGATTTGTGTAGTAATCTATGGTCATCACATCCAGCGGATCTTCCGCAGGTGGAGTCCATTCAACATCATCAGGCTGAATGTTTATTCTCGGCTCGATGGTTCTGTACATGCACATGTATCTCCACGAATCATAATTGTGATCTTCCTGCGATGTGTCGACATCCTCAACATTAGTCTCGTCATATACAAGCGATGGGATACATCTGATGAAGTGCTTGCATGTCTTGAACGTATAGAACATGCTGTGTCCATCCTCATCGAATGCAAGTCTGTAATGGCATTGCATCTTACCGTCTATTCTCTGCTTCGATGCTCTGTCAAAGTACACCCCAGCCTGCTCGAAAGCCTCTACGATAGGAATACCTGAGTCAGATGCAAAGATAGCTGAGTCTGCTACACCATAAATGGTCCTGCCTCTGAGATTAGGATCATCATGCTCTATCTCCCATATCTCTTCTGCACATCTTTCAGGAGTCCACTTCACACCTGTATTCGGCTCACCTGTGCATCCGTACAGCTCTCGTATCTGATAGAGGCATCCGCCAGGAGCAACAGCAAACCAATTTACGGAAAACGGACGAGAGTATCCCCAATCCATCGATCTGTATAAAGGCCATGTGTCCGGAATAGGAAACGGATTGACAACATGAGTCCACAGCCTGTCATCGTAGTGCTTCGGATCATTCCGCCATTCATTGAATACCTGTCCGCTGAATGAATCCCAATCTCCGTACAGCAATGCTCTCTTCTCAGCTTCAGGCATCATACCAAGTGATGCGATGTAGCTCGGATCATTATCGAGCAGCTTCTGATTATCGAATACTGTTGCCGGCACGAAGATCCTGTCTCGCTTGATGTGCATCACATTGCCGTTGTTGTCCGTTACTTCTACATCCTCAACGATAGGTGTCATTGGCGGAGCAGCTGTGATGAATCTGTTCTTAACCCAATTGTGACCTTTACCGCCTGGGTTCGTTGTAGCTCTGACATAGCACCGTGTGCCTGGACCATTCGGTCTGCATCTCGAATAGAGATATGTGTACTCGTCATACTCGAAATGTGTCAGCTCATCGAATCCTATGAAGTCATAAGCCTTACCCTGATAATTGATACGATCCTGCTTATGATTCATGGAGCCGAACACTATCTTTGCTCCGCTCGGAAATGACCATGTATGCGTAGTGCTGTTGTACCTCGCTCCTGGTATAGCTCTCGGATATATCAGCAGACTCTTGTCTATCAGCTCTGTCAGCTGCGGATATGTCTTACGCAGGATCAATCCTTTGTAGTGAGGAATATGCACCTGCCTTAATGCCTCGACAACAAGCGCATCAGATTTACCACCGCCAGCAGCTCCGCCATACAGACACTCAAACTCCGGTCTTTGCATAAACGCCACTTGCTTTGGCTGTGGCTGCCATATGATATTCTGATCACTCATCGCTTAAGACTCCCGGCATAATAACCACGCCATAACGATTATTGTTATCATCATCCATAATTCCGGTTCTGAGAGCATTTCTTTCACGCTCAAGTGCTAACCTTTCCTTTTCGAGTTCTAATCTCTCACGCTCAATAGCAAGCCTCTCCGCTGTGTCTGACCTCTTGATATCCAATATGGATCTCTTTACATCTTCCACATCCTTGATGACTCGCATCATATCCTTCATAGCTTTGGTGTTAAGGATCTCAAGCGTAGCCTGTTCTTCACTCATGTTCTTGCTGATCAGATGCTTCTTGAAGTATTCAGGATCATTAATAGCATCGAGAATAGCCTTCTCAATGCGATCTGAAGCTGTGACAAGACCTGCAAGCTCGTTAGCCTGCTTTGCCCCTATCTTCACACTCGCCTTTTCACGCACTCTTTTTTGGTGTTCCTGTTTGGTGGCGAACCAAGAATCAGCCGATGATTTTTTCTCTACTGTAGCCAAGCGAACACCATACTTCTTGGCTATCTTTTTAAGACTCGACTTAGGATCTGTGACATAATCTGTCATTATCAGATTCCAATCATATCTTTGGCCACCATCCTTCTTTAAGGATTTCTCAGCCATAATAAAAGTCTCCTTTCGATATCCAAACGATACCGAAAAGAGACTCCGATTTTCGCCCATAACTTTAGTTATCCCAAGTGACATCCATATCCTGCTCTATCTCCTTGCCATCCTCGTTTATATCACCAGGCTTCGGCTTATCTTCCGGAAGAATATCCAGCAGATTACCCTTACCATCGTATAACACTCCATCCATTACTTGCTCCTTTCCGTCACTTCCTATGCGCATCTATCACTAAAATGACAAAAGCAATTATCAAGCAGGCATTGCAGAACATGGATATGATCATGTCCTTTTCAGATACATACATCTACTCGCTCCTTTCCGTCTGCTTTGCTATCAAGAATGGGCAGTGCCACACTTCTCTATCACATTCTTCCCGTTCTTCTTCAGAGCATATTTTTAAACAATATTCTTCTTGCAGATAATCGCTTATCGCCCAATTGCTGTACTCATTATCAACCTCGGTACAATATTCATTTCTATGCGTATAACAGTCTTTGCAAGTACATCTGTCAAAGAACTCTCCGTCATATTTACCGCTTTCTCTGCTATACATTACCCCTATTGGGATCTCGTCTCCGCAGATATGGCAGCGATGCGGCCTACGAGCTTTTACTTCCTTTTCAGTATAAAACTCCATGCTCATGGTATATTCCTTTCCGTCTGCCGATACCGACCACGCCGAATCCTGTTTTTTTGTTTACGAAAAGCATCCTGTATGCGTTTCATTTCCTCAACGGATTCGCAAGAATTGATAACAGCAATCACATCCGTCCTTATATCGTCTAACGCTTTTTGCGTATGACACGACTCAACGAGATCATAAATATTCATTCGCCACTCCTTTCGAGTTGTTCGGTTTTTCCGAATCTGTCGGAATTTCCGACACCTTTGAGTTGTTCGGTTTTTTCCGAACTGTTCTCAGTCTCAAAATATTGCGACATTGACTCTGCCATTGATGCGTAGTATTCATCCCTCTCGGCATCCGCTTTTTCAATAAAGTGCCTATCAAGATAACAGCCTACTGTTGTTCCCTCTTTATCCTCATACTGAAATGGACTATCCCATCCATCTCCGAATATCGCACACTCTTCGCCCCTATCACTTTCGTTACTCCAATAGTGATATAGTGGGCATCTGCAACATTTCATCACTCGCTCCTTTCCGTTTGCTACCATATTTCTTCAAGAGCCATAGCAAGTATCTGCACTATTACTCCAAAAACAGTTGTGAGCATTCCACCTATAGTCATCACCACTCCGATTTTATTCATCAAGTCCATCACTTGCTCCTTTCCGTCTGCTCCCTATAACGTATTACTCGCTGTTCGAGCCTTGCGTAAGTGTATGTCTTGAAAAGTGACTCAGGATTAATATCAAGCACTTTGCACATACTCATGAATGGCGAAAGTTGTACCTTACGTTCTCCGTTTAGATATCTTGATAGCGTGACTTCCCCGACACCAATGCGTTCAGCAAGTTCTCTGTGCGATATGCCTTTCTTGGCGCACAATGTATCAACGACACGATAGAATGGGTTCATGTCTTCACATTTCGTTTTCATTCGCTACTCCTTTCCTTTGACTTGTTCGCTTTTTCCGAACTGTTCTCGGTCTTGCGGTTGCCAATGTCTTTCACAAGTTCTTCGGCAAAAGCAAACGCCACCTCAATGCCTTTTATATATCCCTCAAAGAAGTCGTGTCTTTTCGCTTTCTTTTCAAGTTCTTCCAAGTATTCAGCGTCCACACTTATCTTCATCACTCGCCCTCTCTTTCTCCGTCTGCCGTGGATAACGGCATCTGTTACCTCTGAATATTGCCCCCTCAAATATGAAATCGTGATAGATGCAATCGGGGCAAAACCACCCATTCAATTTGCAGAATCGCCTTTTCCGCATCTTGTAAAGCAGATTGTCTATCCATCTACTCATCCACTA